TTCGCCTTTAGAGTTGCATTTCTCGGCTCTTAACGTTTCTACTGGTATATGTGCTACTTTAGCAATTTTAGAGCGGTCTTTGGTGTATATAACTTGAAGCGCAGCCTGACCCATCATTTTATAATCATGAGTTATGCGTTTTATAACATTCTTGTTAAGAAGCTCTTTCATTTCCTTATACTCCGCTTCCTTATCTTTGCTGTCAGTCGCATCAAGACCTCTTCCGTAAATCATTTCGGATATTCCGTTGATAGCTGCGTTATTCGTAGGACTTCCGTTGTATCTATCTATAAGATAATTAAAATAATCATTATCATCTCCGTAAGATACCCAATCCTCGTTATAGTATTCCTTTACCTCTGGTTTAGAGTAAGAACCTAACTGTACAATATGTATTGTGCTTTCGTCTTTCATAATATAATATAGCTATCATCAAAGCTACTCTCTTGTGTGTATTTATTCTTATTAGGGTTGTACTTATCGTAATCAGTTTGGTCTGTGCAATATATAACATCTCTGTACAACTCACCGTTGTCATCAGTTAACTTTAACGTGTAGTAATTACCCTCTTTAAGCGCATACTTATTTGTTATCTCTAAGAATATATCTCCTTGAGATGATGTGAAACCGCCTGATTCCCAGCTAACATCTGAGTTTTCCCAAGAAACATTGTATTCCTGCCACTCAACGCTAGATGTGTAAGAGTCAGTCTTTCTAGTGGACTTGTTTATAACCTCAAGACTAAGATTGCCTACTACGTCTCTTCTCGCTGCAATCTTAATAGTCTGTTCACTTGTGGATGTTTTTAATACACGCATACTAAAGTAATAACAATGACTTTATTTGTTTCAAAGATACAAAAAAAGGGGCAATTAAGCCCCCTTTTAAATTTATACCCCTATTAAATTTATGAAGGGTCTCTCTGAGTTCCTTCAGTAGCAGTAGCACTCGTCATACCTGCGAATGGGTTTGCATCAGTACCTCCATCAACAAAAGATGGCATACGGATTTCATTTGCAGTTAAAGTAAGTGTATATCCATTTAGGTCTCCCATAGCAGTACCAGTTACAGCAGTACCACCAGTTACATCAGCACCATTATCAGCACCAACTAATAAGAATTTATCGTCAAAAGTCTGAACAACAACGTGTGGTCTACCATACGCCATAAGTTTCAATTCTTTGTTATCCTCTTTAGTTAGTTTAAACAGTGTGAGATTTACAACCTGCTCAAAGAATGTTGTTCCATTCTCCATAGAGGATGTAATATTTGTTTCTAAGGAAGAATTACCCTTGACATCATAAGTGTAATAATCAAAAGTTCCACTCATATCGGTAATCTCGTCATCAGAACCTATTGTAAGCGTTCCTAAGTCTCCGAAATCAACAAAGTGAATCTTTTTTATACCACCTACGGCATCTTTACAAGGTCTTAATCTTCCTCCAGTTAAATCACAAGCCATTATTTATATTTTTTTTAGTGAAAAGGGCAGCGTTAACCACCCTTTTAAGTTAAACAATTATTATGCTAAAGTAAGAAGAGCAAGGTCAGAACCAATACCATACTGTACACCAGAAGTAAACCTCATTACGACACGAACATTTTGACTTCCGTCAATATCTTGCATGTCTATAACTTTTACTTCGTTGTGGTCAGCAAGCAATCCTGTTCCAAAGAACAAGTTAGACGCCTGTCCAGCTACGATGTGGTCTGATGGCATTCCAGTAGCAAGCTGTATTTTGATTCCCTCAAAGCTAAGAGCATTGCCCATGTTATACCATTGTGAACCTTTACTATCTGTACCAGAAGCACCTAATCCTTGCGCTCCAAAGCCTCCTAATGAACGGATATACGCTTGATATGCAATTGTAGGAACATATATTGTCAAGTCATCTTTACCGTAAACAGCAGAAGGAAGTGCGTCAACTACATTTCCTAAAAGTGTAGCAATGTTTCCTGAAGTAAAAGAAGTTTCAGCTCCGTTAGCAGCATCGTTCACATCTGCATCAGCAGCCATTAAAGTTGTAAAACCATCAAACTCACCAGCAGTAGCGTTTACACCACCCCAGATGTTTTGCTCAGTTTTCTCAGCAACTTTAGCAGCAACATGCCCTAGTAAGAAATCAGAAAATGCTGGAGGTAGGTTGTCAAATGTAGAATATCCCATTTGTACAGCTTCCCAGTCAGAACGGAAATCTTTTTTACATAGTTGTAGGTTAACTTGGAACTCTTCTGGCTGAAGAATACGCTCAGTTAATGTAAGAACGTCAGCATCAATTGTGAAATCACAAGTAGCATCGGTGATTAGGTCAGTAGAAGCAACTTTTTTGATTACTTCTTTATACTTTACGTTTGGCTTTATGGTAATAGCTCCTTCTGCAAGAGTTTTACCGCTCAAAAGAGCTGCTGAGATATATTTCCCTGCAAACTCACCAGCGTAGGTTGTAGTCAGACTATTTAATGAATTGTCTGCGTCTAGTTGAATATTTCTTGTACTCATCTTTTTTTATTTGTTAGTTTAATTTAGAAAACACTCGGTCAAGTGTGTTAGCAGGGCGATTCTGACCGAATTTAATCACCTCTTTTTGTTCTGTTTTTTGTGATGGGGCGTGTGCGATTGGCTCGGCTGCTGGTTCAGCAGATAGCTTTTCGACTTGAGCAGATAGTTCAGCTTTTTCAGCTTCTACTTTATCATACTCAACCATCATATCTTCCTTAATAGATTTAATCATATCCTCAAGTTCTGCGATTTTAGAATCGAAGTCCTGTTTAGATACATAATCTTCTTCTAGCTCTTCCGCCTCATCTTCTTCGACTTCAGTAACTTCTTTATCTTCTTCAGATTCTTCAGCTAGTTCAACCTCTTCAGTTGATTCAGCTTCAGGAGCAGTCTCTACTTTTTCAGTAGCAACTTCTTCAACAGAATCCTCAGATAATGCAACTTCTTCTACTTCTGGAGACCCATTAACTTCTTCGGCTGCAACTTCAATGTTCTCAACCTTTTTAGTTTCTGGCTCACTAATAGCAGAAAGTTTTTGCATAATATCATTTAGAATGTTTGTAGCTTTACTCTCCATATTATGTTAATTAACAGTTATAGTTATAGATAAATAACAAGTACTTAACGTACTGTTAGATTTTTAGGCATTTATTTTTCCTATGCCCTGACTTCTAAGAGTGCCATCACAGCATCTCCTTGAATATGTTCTTCCATCCTTGCATAAGCAAGCTCTTCTTGAGTTTGATGGTACTTGTTGTCCTACGGTTTCTTTACTTTTCATTTCTTACTTGATTTAGGGTGCTTCTTTGGTAGTAAATCATAATCGGTAGTGTATTTAGCGTTTTGCGGTCTACCGTTCTTTAAAAGGTATATATAGGCGTTTACTCTAGCTTGCGCCCATTGCTCAGCTGACTTTACGTTAGGGCTATGGGATGTCTGAAATGCGCCAACTCCTCGCTGGTACACAGACTTCAGTTGCCCAACAGTAGTTCCATATCCCTTTTTAGATTTATACTTCTCGTTAAAATCACTGGCTTTCTTCTGTAACGACTTTAACACTCTGTCGGGTACAGTAACTCCCCTTGACTTCCCAGCAGCACCCTTTGGATTGCGTTTACTTCCTCGTTTTGGATTAGTATTTGGAGTATCGGAATTTGGAGCTTTCTCGCTTCTTCTAATTCTTCCCTTGTCATCATATTCAGCTAATTTATGTTCTTTACAGGGCATATACCAATCTTTGCCCTCAACATTATGAACATGAAACCCTTCACATCCAATATCTTTTGCTACTTTTAGTGCTTCTTCTTTTGTGTCGTAAGCAAGCCTACCGTCTATTTCTTTAGATGTTAAATCTATTTTAGACTCTATTGAATTTATCTCATCTAGCTTACCTTCTGCCCAGCGAATACCTTCTTCTCCTCCCCAAGCATCCCAGAGTAATCCCCCACAACCCTTGTTGTATGGTTCACCCTTTTTCTTCTCAAATCTATTGTAAGATGCCATTTCTGATATAAGACATCTTGATAGTGGTTTGCCAGAAGAGATTAATTGGGCGAATTGCCAAGCCTGCGGTGTTCCACATCTTGGTTTATTGCTGTCGTAGTATGCTAGAGCCTTTTTAGCGTTCTTTTTAGCTGCATCTGGGTAATCAGAGTATGTTTTGTCGTATAAACCTAATTCAAGCTCTTCAGACAGCTCTGTGCAGTCACAGGATAGGTCTAACTCACCTAACTCTCTTAACTTACCTCTACTCCAAGCTAAACCAGCCTTACCGCCCCATAATAGGTATGAAATTGTGCCACAAGCCTTAGAATCGCCTGCATCATAGTATGTTTCAGCTCTTGATAGGTAAGAATACATCCTCTTAATCGTGGACACACTGAGTTTTTCACCTCTACTGAGCTGCTGCGCTCTTATTTTCCCCACAGAGGTGGCGCAACGGTTATTCACCTTCTTGTTTAGTTCAATACCTCTCTTGGCGTTATTTCTAACACCACTTCCGTAGTCTCCGTATGTTTTTAGGTTTAACTTTCCAGCTTCAATGCTATCAGCAATCTCTAAAAGCACCTCAGCAGCATCATTCTCTTTCTGAATCATTGACATAGCAACCTTATCGGTAAAGTAGCCCTCTATTGAGAACCCTTTTACCTTGCCTGTCTTAACGTAGTCCTTCCAAACCTCTTCATTGTTTACTTTCATTGATACCATCCAAGTACCAACTGGCATTTTTAGTCCGTACTTACGAGACTTGTCATACTGCTCATCCTCTATTATCCAAGATTCTACAACAGACATTCCTGATAGCTGTGCCTGATGCTCAAGAGTTGACTTGTTTTGGTTTCCTTTCATCAAGAATAGTTCTGATGCTCTTCTTACCGTATCTTCAGAGAAGTATATATAATACTCATCTTCTTTATCTCTTCTGTATATTTTCTTGTTAGGTATAAGTGCAGCACCCATAAGAATACGCTTATCCTTATCAACGTCAGCAAGCTCAACTTTTATTTCCTCTTTTAGGGCTACAAAGTTCTCTTCTATTGCAGGTTGCTCTACAATTGATATGGCATCAATGCCCGAGAACTCCCCTTCTTCGTCTATAAATAATTCTATTACCTTCATACTATTGAATTAACCGAATGATGCGGTGTTTGTTATATTTCTATCTAATTCTTGTTGTGTTGAAATGTCTTTTCCTACCACAAATGCTTTTACTGGTTTTGCCTGTTCTCCAGCAACGGTTTGTGCTAATTGCGATGTTTGAGATGCGCCAACAACATTAAAGTCTGGTGCTTGAATTGTTGTGCCCCTACCGCTTGAGCCAGAAGCTCCTCCTGCGCTACTAATTGAACTCTTATATTTTTGACGAGCAATATTTGCCACGTTAGCTAAACCAGCAGCGATAGTTATAGCTTGTTGTATTCCCGCTCTAACTGGAGATGTTACATCGCCTGGGAATAACTGAGAGCCATACGCTAAAAATCCATTTTGAAATACAGTCATTAAAGCCTCGCTAATCCTTACAGCCTTATTCCTTTCAAATGCCTTTTTCGCTATTTTATCTTTCTTTACCTCCAGTTCCCTTTGTAACCTCTCTTGAGCTTCTGCATCTCCTTCAGCAGCAGCTATTCTTTTTGAGTAACTTTCATCTAAAGCAATAGTTTCATTCTCGGCAGAAACCTCAAATGTTTGACTCAAAGCACCAGTTATAGCTTGATACTGTTCTTTAAAGAAAGCAAACTTCTGCTCAGCGTCCGCCTGTTCCGCAGCGTTAAGGTCTGATTTTAACTGATACAATCTTATTTCAGCCTGTTCCCTTTCAACAGTTCCAATAGCGTGCGATTCAACAATAGCTTTTTGAGCTTCCACATCCATCGCAAGGGTCTTAATGTTTCGCTCATTTTGAAAGAACGAATATTGCCCTCTAATACCATCTAATTCATCATTGTACTGCGCTTCAGCATCTAGCTTTTGCCTATTTACTGCTTGAAGCTCCTGAGCATCTTTTATTGACTGGTCTGTTAGTAGCTTTTTAGTTTCCTTGTCTTTTTCTACTACATAAGCATTGTATGCATCATAAGCGGTAGATTTAGCGGCTAAAAATTCATCTTCAGCCTGTTTAGCGGCATCGTTATATATTTTTGTTGCCGCTGCCCTTTTCGCACTATCTTTTTCTTCTGCAAGGAAGTTGTTCAGCCTTGTTTCTTCGGCAGCTATAAAGTTATTTTTCCTTTCTTCTTGCTGTTTTATATAGTCATCTCTTCTTAACGCCTGAACTTCTTTTTGCGCTCTTGCTGTTTCGTTAATCTTAAAGGACTCGTCTTTTATAAATGACTTCCTTAAATTCTGTTGAGATTTAAGTATCTGCTTACTGAAATCAAGCTCTTTTATATTGAAATCTTTTGATTCCTTAAACAACTTCTCTCTTGTTTTACCAACTTTTTTTCTTTCTTTATTCTCAATATTAATAAAAGGAAGTAAACTATCTATTCTTTTATTCTCTTCGTCAAGCTCATCTTGATTTAAGTTAATTATCTTTTTTAACCTATCAGATTCCCGAACATCGTCAGCATCAAGCCTTTTTCTTTTAGATGCTTCTCTCTTGGCGTTTAATTCATCAAGCCTTTTCTCGGCTGCCTCTAAAGACTCATATCCTTTATCTCTTGCTTCAGCCTCCCTTTCAACTTGTATTTCTACCATTTTAGCAGCAGACTCTTCTACTTTTATTTGAGCCTGTCTTGACATAGCCTGCTTAATTATAGCCTCCCTATACAAGTCTGTTATTTTTGTAGCTTCTTCTGTTTGCTTAGCAACATCGTCAAGAGATAATTTAGCATCCTTTAGCTGCTTCACATAATCAGGAAACTCTTTATTAAGGGCTTTTATAGCTTCTTTTTGTTCCTTTTGAGACTTTGTAGTGTCTTGTAGTGTCCTAACGTATATTTCAAAAGAACCAGCACTATCTCTTACGGTTTTAGACGCTCCTTCAAAAGCTTCTCTCATTTCCCTTGTAAAACCAAGCAATCTTTCGAAGAAAGCGAATATTTTTGGTCCGTAAGAGATTATTAGCTGGATTGCAATTAAGAATCCCCCAGAGCCTATTAATGATTTCCCTAACTCTTTAAAGGATGCAATTACACCTCCTTGTGTTTTTACAAACGAACCAAATAATGACACAACTTGAGATAAGTTGTTTGCTATCGCTGTAAAACCATAACTAGCATCTGATGCTAAACGACCTGTTTCAAGTAAGATTGCGTTGTTAAGACCAGATTGCGCCCTTCCTTTCTTTAGTGCTGCGCTAGTTCCTTTTAATGAGTTATTAAAACCATCATTTGTACTGCTTAGTTGTATCTGAGCCTTAGCATACTCTTTGTTTCTTTGCTTGGCAATACGCAAATTTTCGTTAACAACAGCAAGCTCTCTAGCCTCATCAGACAACTCCTTGTTAAGTCTTTTTGTAGCAGCCTCAACAGAACTAAGCCCCTTAGTAGCATCCTTATCGTTAATGTTTATAGATATAAGTATCTTTTGTTCAGCCATTCTTGTATGCTTTAGATTGTTTCACTCTTTCTACTTGCTTTTTTACATCATCCCAATTAGAACATCCATTATACATTCCTTTGGCAATGTCTATATTGTGAGATATGCCATACCAATCAGATACTTGCAATAAATCTATAATCTGCTTTATCATAATACGTTTAATAATTCTAGTTTAGATTCACCTGTTCTTAGGTTTGTGTTTATTGAGTTTATAGTAAACACCTTGTCTCCAACTTGAAATCTATCATTCATTTTGTAGTTAAGTAATATACTATTTGGCAAATGTGCTGTTAGTTTAAATATTCTTTTCTTAGCATTAAAAGCATCTTCGATATATGTTTGGTAGAATTTGCTGAATAACGAACTTGTTTCTCCAGAGTAATCTATAAGATTCCACTCATCCACCTCGTTATCGAAGTTCAAAGTAAAGGCAGGTTTTCTATAAACCTTGTAATCTTCACCAGAAACAAATATGTCTAAGTTTAATGATAATGTTGTGTTGCTATCAACAGCAGTAACCAAAGCTAAAGTTGTATCTGTGGTGTTTGATACAAAATCCCCTACCTCAACTGTTGATAAGAAGTTCTGACTACTATCGACAAGCTTATTCGTTGTTGTTGAAGTTGTTGTGCCTGACTCTAACGGTGAATTGTAGTTTGGATTGCTACCAGTTTCATTTGTATTAGATGGTCTCCAATAAGTTGAAAGAGCTTGGTGTGAAGTGCCAGACCAATTTATATACCTAAAAACACTTGCTATTGTTGTGTTTATTCCATAAAACAACATTGGCTTTGTCAAAACTGGTTCGTAATTACCAGTCTTTGGGTCTGCTTCAGGTTGTGGTTTAAAGTTTTCCCCTGCTGAATACCCCCATTGAATATCTGTTGGTGTGCCAGAAGCTATGTCAGAAGAATTGTCATCGAACAATCTCTCAAACTTAAAGTGTTCAAATGGAACTTTAACATTATATGGTTTACCCCTGTCTACTCCATCTGGTCTAAACTCTTCATCTCCAAACTCACTATTAAACGCCTCGCTATGTCGCTTCATCAACAACGTCTTACCCTCTTGGTAGTTAAAGTTTATTTCGCTAAATGGAATTGTTGCCTCAACATCAGCCTGACTAGAATCAACATACCTTGTTATGTCATATATATTTGATGGGTATGCATCTGAACCTGTATCGGTAGGGGTGTAGAACTCATCTAGCTTCATTACCTTTATTTTGCCGAAATTAGGGCTATTCATATCATCAATAAAGAAAGCGGTGAGATTAAACATATTGAACAATCCCGATAGAAAGTCTATTATTTTCATCTTAGGAATCTCTTCGCTTATTATTACCTCGCTTTGTGCGGTAAGTACACTTGGGTTACAATCAAGAACCTGACTTCTTGATGGGGAGCTTCTAAGGTCAAACATATTAAGGCTAGGGGTAAATAAAAACTGAGAATTTGACCTAACTATAAACTTCCACCTTATATCGTTCCAAAAACTACCCAATCCGAAAGTAGAACTGTAAGAAACAGCCTTAGTTCCAGTAACATTAGATGTCTCCGCCCAGAGAACGCCCTCTCTATACATTTGTATTGTGTATTGAACATCTTCATATCCGCTTGAGGGGGTTATTGTGCAGTTTAAACCAATAGAACCAAAAGGATTTCCACTATCTGGTATATCCGTAAAGAACACTTCTTGACCGTCGGAAGATATAGAAACAAAATTATCCCCAGAGTCGTACTGCCAATCTTCAAGAACCTTTATCTTTTCCTCTGCGGTTTCAGCTCCTCCAAGCACACCCTTAGTCCTGCTTAACCATAGGTATAGATTACTAAACGCATCTGAATCAAAGAAATCGTCATCGTCTCCTGTTACAAAAGATATGTTGTATTTTGGGTTATCTTCGATGGCATTTATAATTTCTTTTGCCTTTATAGCTGGCTTGAGGTCTGTATATTCTAAAGCTAAATCTGAGTTATTACTTCCTCCTCCTGTGCTTTGCCAATGAAGGTTTCCATCAAGACTGTGTCCTCCGCTATTTCTTGAGTCAAAGTAAAGTCTTTTAGTGTGGCTTATTAAAGGGTATATTACGGAAGTAGTGTTACCGCTAAAGTTAATACCAGTTGTAAGACCGTCTCTAACTTCATCCGTACCGTAAGAATGATTAAATTGAGAAAAGTTAAGCTGACTTAACTCGTCATCACCCAAAGAGTCTTTTAGTGTAACAGTATTTCCGAAGAACGTAACATTATATGAGATGGGTACGTTATCCTTCATCTTAACACCATTCAGAAACACTTTTCCTTGCCTGAATGGTATATAATTTACATCTATTATCGCATCAACCTTTTTTCTAGCATCAAATGCACCTTCTGATATATTGTAGTTGTAGAAGTGCTTAAATATTTTATTGTTCTTCTTTGACGCTGGAAGCGTAAAGGATTGAGAGAAGTCGGTAAATATTTTAGCTATATCTCGTATATCTTGTATCTTAGATGTTACGGTTATAGTTTCATCTCCAAACAGGTCAACCTCTTGAAAAGTGCCATCAGAATCCTTTATGTACAATAAAACTTTATTCATTATCTAACGTTGTTTATTACACTTGAAGTGTGGTTGAATTCAATAGTGTATTGAACTAACTTGTCGTTTACAGATGTTTTGAATTTTAGTGATTTTGTAGATGGTGTAACAGGATGAGTTACGCTTCCCTGAGTTAGCCATACATACTCACTAAGCATTAACTCTTCTATTGCTTCATTAAATTGCTCTGTAACAAAAGGCGTGTTTAGTGTTGTTTTCTTTGTGGCATTAGTATTAAATTTCTGCATCTGATGGTCGGTACTACTGTAATTAGTATTGGCGTAGTCAAATATATTTCTCTTGTAGCTTTCGCTAGTCGTGGTTATCTCTTCTGAGGACTTATGGAAGAAGTACATTTCTTGTAGCGCACCGAATTTATTTACAAAGGTAATCTTAGATGAACCAAACTTTGTGTCGCATATTGTGCGTATTGTAAAAGTATATTGTGGGTCTGATGGGCTAGGTATATAGTATTTAGTTCCGTCTGTTGCTGCTGCTGATGTCTCAAAAGAACCATCGCCATAATTCACAGGTATATAAGAAGCAGTACTTGGTGGCAAGTAAATATCCGTATTAGATTGTAGTGGTATTTGTGATGTGCTTATTGTTGGGTTTACACCTTCTGTAAACAATTCGTATCCATCATATCCTATATCTGTGACTGGGGTTGGGTCTAAAGAAGTTTCTGTGCCTCCACCATTAGCTTCAGTATATGAAAACCTTTGTGTGGTAATGGTTATTGTTTCTGATGGGTTAGATTGCGTAAAAGAGTGTTCTATGTAATCTCTACACAGTTCTGATATTTCAAATACAACTCTACTGTTTATAGCGTTTTTGATTATTGTGTATCTAAGTGTGCCATCAATAGTTATAGTTAGCTTTGCGGAAGCTCCACTACTCACAGTTTTGTACTGAGGTGAACGTAATAATATATTTGCCATAGTTTTCTATTTTGTTTTCAATACCCAGTTATCTCCTTGCCTGACATAACCTGCTTTTGTTAATATCATATCCATTTTAGTTTCTACATCCTCGTGAAGTGGTTCTGAAATTCCATTTAATATCTCATCAAACCCTTTTTCTACAACTTCTTTTATGTAGTTTGCTGGTGCGATACCTCTAAGTGATATAGCTTCACCTATTTTGTACGCAACGCTTCTTAGGTTGGCTGGAGTTCTATCTAGTTCTCCGCCCGTCTTAAAGTCTGTAAGTGTAACTGGCTTTGTTTGCAACCAATTTATTATAGCTTCTGGCGGAGGTGAGAACGGTTCTGTTCCTTCGTCAACAGCTTCTAGGTAGGAATTGCCATATAAGTTTATATCAAGACCTTTGTTTTCTACTTTTAC